GTATGCTATTGATGATCTGCTTAATAATCCAGACATGGCAATCGCAGCACTTCAAAAATTAAAAGAAGAACGTAGATTACGATTGCAAGCCCAAGAAGAAATTGCTCAAAAAAATCAAATTATCCAAGAGCTACAACCCAAAGCTACATACTACGATTTGGTATTACAAAACAAATCGCTAGTGGCAATTTCTGTAATTGCAAAAGATTATGGAATGAGCGCAAAAAAATTGAATAAAATTCTCCACGAGTTGAAAATTCAATTCAAACAAGGAAATACTTGGCTCTTGTATCAAAAATACGCAGGTAAAGGTTATACTCAATCAAAAACTCACACAATTGATGCAGATTATAGCAAGATGCATACATACTGGACTCAAAAAGGACGTTTGTTCCTTTATGATTTACTTAAAAATAAAAAAGGAATTTTGCCATTGATTGAGCAACAAGGTGTGGCTTGATTTATAACGAAAGATTTGAGGAATATGAAATGAAACCAAACCGATATCCGTATAGTGGAAAAAAAGAGTCCACCTTTGCAAAGGTAGACCCTGAATTAGTTGAAAAAGTTTTAAGAAACACTAGTTATCTTGAGAGTTTACAAGTTGTGTTAGCAACGAAACTGTAGTTTCTGTGCTGAGTTTATGAGCTACAAGAACGCTATGGAGAATAGCCTCTCTAATCTCTGTGTCGATTGGGTATTTTTTAAATACTTCATCTAACATATCTTCGATAACTGGAATAGCATCGTTGATAATGTCTTGAGAAATTTGAGAAACGTCTTCTTTAGTTAGTTTAGACATATAGTTTCCTCCTTTCTATTTAAATTCTTGACTAAAACGTTGAGAGGTCCTAGTCAAGAATATTATAGCAATTTAGGAAGGAATCACATCAGTCTTGAGACTGATATAGGAGGTATTGATGGAAGATAAAATCATTGAACTTGCTGATCACTTCATCAGCGAATCTACAACGTACAGAGAAGCCAAAATAGCGTGTGAGAAGCTATTTAGACAAGTCAGCCATGAGATAGAACTCAGGGCGATGGAAAGTAAGACAGTTTGACAACAACACAAAAAGCACCTGACGAAGTCAGGCGCATACTTAAATAATTAAAACCATTATATCACAAAAATGCTTGCCCGCATAGTTGAGAGGATGTAGAAAATGGAAGGTATAACGTTACAATTACGATTGGATGGCGAAAGTGCTGAATTGTTCACGAATCAATTATTGGCCTTTGCTGAAAAGCAGGTCAAGGAGCAGTTAGAGAATGATCGTATGCCAATCAATCAACAGGCTTTGATGAAGAAGTTTGGCTTCACTCATGGCTATATTAAGAAGTTAGAACGTAAAGGCTTAAGATTTCGTAAGCAAGGGAAAGATATTATGTACGATATCAATGATGTTTACGAGATTTTGGAATTAGAAAAAGAAGTACGAAAATTAAGAGCATAAGGAGATAAAAATGTTTGAACCACCGATTCTAGACCAGTTGATGGGAGTAGGAGGCTTGCTTCTTGGTTTTGTGGCAGTTTATCGTCACATCAAAATGCAAGAACAACGAGAGGAAGAAGAGAGACAGAAAGAGCAAGAATTTGCGTCTATGATTATCCAAGGGTATAACCATGCATACGAACGTGGTAGAGAAGCACAGCACCAAGAAATCCGTGAGAATATCCGCCGTCCGTTCAAGGGCTTTACCTATGACAACGAACCGCCTCAAGGATTGCGTCCAGAACCTTTGGCATTGCCAGAGCCTAAAATGCACATCCTGAAGTGAGGAGGTCAGGAAATGGAAGAATTGATTGAATGGCTATTGTGGCATGAGAGAGTGAATAAAGAAATGTTATCGTCTGATGAAGAGAAGTCTGATTTTGAAATATATTTAGAGGACGAGAATAGGAAAATATTACTTATCAAAGAATATCTGGCTGACTATGAAAAACTAGCCAAGGACTATCGTGATGTGGTCTCTGAAAATAAGCTGTTAAAGGTTGAGAAGATGGCGCTAGAGGGTAGGCACATCTATGAGGATATGCGGATGAAATACCGTGCCAATCGTAGGAAGTGGGGTGTGAGATTATGGCGTTAAAAAACAAGCGGTATTTCTGGATCCAGCTTGCTCAAGACTTTTTTAAGTCAAAGGAGATGAAACTACTTCGCAAGATTGCTGGTGGAGATACACATACCATCATTTATCTCAAAATGATGTTAATTAGCTTGGAAGATGGAGGGCATATTTACTACGATGGATTGGCTGATAATTTAGCCGAGGAAATTGCTCTTGTCATTGACGAAAATGTTGAAGATATTAAAATTACATTGATTTTTTTAGAAAGCAAAGGATTGCTGACTAGAAACTCTGACCGTGATTATTTCTTAGAACAGGTTCCTGAGATGGTTGGGAGTGAAACAGCGAGCACTCGTAGAAGTCGTAAGCATAGAGAATTACAAAAGTTGCATTGCAACACTATTGCAACAACTTGCAACGGAGATATAGATAAAGAGAAAGATATAGATAAAGATATAGATAAAGATAAAAATCCAGTCGAGCTCATCGTGGAAGAATATCAATCTCGTATTGCTCCGTTAGATGGAACTCAATTTGAAATCTTGAAAGAGTTCATCACCTTGGACAGCATGGAAGCGAAAGTTGTCCTGAAAGCAATTGGGCTTGCTGCTGACAATGGTAAAAGAAATTTTAGTTATATAAAAGCAATTTTGACGAATTGGAAAAAGGACGGGATCTTGACGATTGCAGCAGTGGATGAACGTGAGCGTCAATACAGAGAAAGTAAAATCAGCAATCGCCAAGGACAAGCAAAATCCAACGTTCCTGAATGGTCTCAACCTAACTATGTGAATACCACGAGTGAGGAAGATAAGGAAGAGCTTGAAAAACGGAAACAGGAAATGCTGAAACGTTTGGATAACGGAGGTGGCTGATGTTTATTTTAAGACATGGGACAAGAGAGGATAAGCCGTTTCTAAGGTCCGCGATTATCGGTGTGACTGGTTTGGACATTTCATGTTCTGAGGAGGAGAAAGCCTTGCGCTTCGTTTCTCGGGCGGCCGCCGTACAGGTCGGCAAGGCATTGAGGGGTTCCTTTGGGAACTTTTACCCAGTTGAGGTGGAGTGATGTTAGAGCTTTACTTCGTCTACAACGGGCACTGTAAGTTTTACCTTGGAACGTTTAATAACGTCGATGATCTCATTGAGCAGATGGAAGATCATCAATGGGCTTTCTCGGCTATCACTCATCCAAGGTTTCAGAAGCACATTGGTCAGCGGACGACACGCTTTGACTACGGTGCTAAGGATTGTTACTATTTAGCGACTTTTTCAGGAGGAGAAAAATGACTAAAAATATTTTACTGGATTTAGCATTTGAGAATTTTCACAAATGTATGGGAATTGCTGATTGGAAAGAGTCTGATGAAGTAATTCTTGTTAGCTCGGCTAACAAAGAACAAATTGAGTCAGATGAAAGTTACCGTTCAGACGGAAAATGTAATTATCTTGGCAAACGAATTTGTATCTTCTGTGAACAAGTGAAGAAAAATAATTACATCACGCTACATAAATTTATGTTAGAAAAAATTATTAAGACGATGGAATTATTTACAGATGCAGAACAAATGAAGGGAGAAAAAAATGATTGAACTTTTTAAAGAATTTGGCATGGCTATTATGTGGCTATTTCTCGGTTACTTAATCGGGGAACGTGCAGCAAGAAAGGACAAGAAAGATGATCAATAATGTTACGTTAGTGGGTCGCTTGACAAAAGACCCTGAATTGAAGTATACGCCGTCGAATGTGGCGGTTGCTACCTTTACTCTGGCGGTCAATCGGAACTTCAAGGGAGCCAACGGCGAGCGAGAGGCGGACTTCATCAACTGTATGATGTGGCGCAAGCAGGCGGAGCTATTCGCAGAATGGTGCAAGAAGGGCAATCTGGTCGGTGTGACGGGTCGCATTCAGACAAGGAACTACGAGAATCAGGAAGGGCGCAGGGTCTATCTGACTGAGGTGGTCGCAGATGGTTTTGAGCGACTTGAAAAGCGTGATGATACAGCTAACCGTTCGAACATTGAGGAACAAATGCCAGGATACGCCCTTGAAGAAGATGATTTTCCGTTTTAGTGGGAGGTAAGAAATATGGTTGGAGTAACCTATCAGGAAATTCATCTCTTTGTTGAATTTTTGAAAGAGCAGTATGGCCAAGGTCGTCCAGACTATATTGAAGCCCTGAACGACTTAGACGGTCTGGTGGAAGTCTCCTATAGGGAAGCTATTGAAAGATTTTTAGAAGATGAAGTACGATAAAAAGATAATCGTCGAAGAACTGAAACGGACGATTGAGCAGACGGAGGCAAGGATAGTTGAACTATCTAAGCCGTGTGTCAAATCGCTTGCTTTTAGCAGGTCTGAGGAACGTGACTTGCTTAAAAAGAAAGTGAAGAACTGGAAGAAGAGAATAAAGGAGTTGGAAGATGAAACTTAATGAATTGATTAAGAAATATGAAGAATACGAAAATGGTTTATTGGACTTTGGAGCAAAAATAGCTTGTCAGAATTTTTTAAAAGATTTGAAACAACTAGACGAACCCCGAAAAGCCAAAGTAAAGCAGTTTGTGGCGGATTGGTATGAGGAACACAAAGATGAATTTGAGTACAATGTGTGGGATTGGTTATCTTCAAAAAGCGAGTTAGGAAAGATTGATAGTAAGTTCGCTTTTTGGTTGAACGACGTAGATAATACACCTATTCAAACCCTCGTCAACATGCACCAATTCGGCTACGAGGTCGAGGAAGAGAAGCGGTATCGGGTTAAGATTAAAGGGAATATTAAAGAAAATATGTTGGTTTATGGAGAACTTTTGGAAAGGTATTACTTTACAAAAAGCCTTAGCTTAGACAATGCTATATATTTCCACACCCGCAAACAACTTGAAGAAGCTGGCTTTGGCTGGGTATTCGATTGCCCAGGTATCGAGATTGAGGAGGTGGAGTGATGAGCTATGATTTGGAAATCTTAGCGAAAATAGAAAACGGGCAATATATCCGTATTGCTGAACCTAGATATAGTTCTCCAACCTACAATCTCGGGAAGATGTTTAGAATTGCTATGGATTGGGATTTCGACCAAGGTGCTATATACAATATTGCTGATATTGTAAATAACATCCAACGCGGTATATCTGAACTAGAATGGTACCCTGAAAAGTATGTACAATATGAACCTGAAAATAGATGGGGAACAGTTAACGATGCGTTGGAGGTTTTAAAGTCGCTAAAAGAGTGTATTTTAGAACAAGATATTGACACGAAATATTTATATATGAGGTGGTAACATGAAACGACCAAACAGATACCCTTATACACGAAGTCAATGGGTTGAAGAAACCGTTGATCACTATACGTATAAAAACGATATTTGTTATACAAGTCGCATTTTAGAAAATATACTTACTGGAGAAATCAAGGCTAAGGAGGTGGAGTGATGGCTAAAATCATGATACCTAAATGCGTTGGGGAATATATAAATGGAGCTAAAAAGCAGAAGTTGTGCTTGGACGACGCTATAGAATTATTAAAACAAGGGACAGCGAGTCCCGAAACTGCGGAATGGCTCTTTAAGTATAAAAATATGGGTGCTTTCGCCAGAGCTTGGTTAGATGGATTCGAACTACCAGGCGAAATACAATTACCTGAAGGAGAGACAGAACTGGAGTACTACGAACGAATACTTAAAATGCTACCACTATATCCAAATCCTCTTTTGACGCATGCTATGGCTTATGTTAGCACCAAAATTGACCGATTGAAAGAAGCTGAGAAACTAAAATTAGATATCAAGGAGGCAACAGAATGAAACGATTCATAGCAATATGGATCTTACTATCTGCTGGATTGAACATCTGGCAGATGGACAGGATTCGAGATTTGGAAGAAAAGAAGCCAATGGTTGTATATAAAGCTGACAACGCAGGCGCTGAGATATTTGGTAAGGTCGTCGAGAAAGGACGGCATGGCAAGCTGTATACAGTGACTATAAGAGATTATGGGATTTTCGTAGTTACTAGAGAACAGTTTGAGAAAATTAAGGTAGGGGATGAAATAATGTTGTGAAGATTGCTGTTGAATTGACGAAACGACCAGTGATTTTGAAAGGTTTGAAACCAAACGAACGTATCAAACTGGACACGATGCATTTTAAACGTGCAGATGCTTATGTGGTAGACGATGATCTGTTTATCTATTGGCAAGCGACTTTTAAAACTTTTAAAAGTATCTGGTTTTGTTTAGAGAATTTTAAGGCATATACGGCTTTGCAAGTCATACATGATTTGAATAGTTTTAACAATCCGACTTTTTCAGATATGATTTTCAAAATCTGGAAGGAACATGACTTGCAGACTGGATATGTTGAGAATATTTTTAAGGAGTTGTAGTGGATATTGTAGATTTATATTTGGAGCATGGAGATTTTAGAACAGCTGTACGCTTGAGTGGGCTACCAATGCACATTGCGCATATCAAATTACGTAAAGCTGGTGTCTTGAAGATTACTGATAAAATTCAATTCGGCAGTAAAGGTGCTAAGTTAGGCGGACAAGCAGAACAGTTGTTTCATACTTTAGTACCTGACGCTGTTGATGCCAACGCGCTTTTTAAGAAAAATAACCCTGTCTATGATTTTGTTTTTAAAAATATGACGATTGATGTGAAATACAGTTCGTTATATTCTGGCAGAAAGTCAAATCATTGGGGGATTAGGTGCAAAGGCGAGCAGGATTTCATAGTTGCATTTTTGGAAAGAGAACAAGGCGCAGGTATTGACAGCCCTTACTGTCTCTTGGTCCCAATGGATTTTGTAGATATGAAACAGATGCATATATCGCCTAATGGCAGTTGGTTCAAAGAGTTTCAAGTAGAACCAGAAGAGTTACGAGGAATTTTAAATGACTATGCAGAACTAAGAGAAATAGGGCAGTTTTGAGAATAAATAGAAAGATAATAAGGTGATGTTATGACGTTCGTGGAACATAATAACCGTCAGAAAGCTAATAAATTTGCTGAGTATGTGACAGGGAAGCCTTTGCGAGAATACTTAGCAAACAAAGTGAAGCAGTATTGCGGTGAAAATATATCTGTCTTCGATGGTGCTGCAGGTTCTGGACAATTAGAGCAGTTTATTAGTATGACTGATTTTCATGCGGTAGAAATTCAGCAAGAAAGTTGTGAAGCATTGAAAACGAACTTTCCTCATGCAGTCGTGAATAATCAGAGTTTCTTCACTTATCAATCAGGTGTACAAGTGGATGCAATTGCAATGAATCCACCTTATTCTCTGAAATTGAAAGATTTACCAGAGGAAGACCAACAGGCTATTAAAGAATTGTACCCGTGGAAAAAGTCAGGTGTTGTTGATGATATTTTCCTGTTGAAGTCGATGGCTTACACGAAACGATACGGATTCTATATCATGTTCCCTGGTATTGTTTACCGTCAATCTGAAAAGAAAATGAGAGAGCTGGTAGGGAATAACCTTGTTGAATTGAATGAGATTCAAAATGGATTTGAAGATACATCTATCAACGTGATTTTCTTAGTCATTGACAAAGAAAAAAATAGCCCTGAAATTTCAAAAGAGATTTATGATTGCAAGACCAAAAAGATTGAATACCAAGAATCTGATACATTAAATTCAGATTTCAACTGGGTAATACCTAAAAAACCAGTTGAGAAAGAAAAAATAGACATTGACCAAGTAAACGCAGAGCTAGACCAAATGGCAATTGACCACCTTGAAAATCATCTAGCTAGTCAATTGATATTGATTCAGTTTTTCAATGCAGATATTGATTTAAAATCTTTTATAACAAGATGCCACAAGGTCTTAGATGATTATTTATTGGCTTACAATTTTGCAGTAGGATTGGAATGAAACCAGACAAGATAACAACGTATGGATTGCTAGAAGTTTGTGAGCTTATTTCAGGTACTAGAACGAAAACAACAGATGGGCCTTATTTCATATATGGGGCTGGGCTTAAGGCAAAAGGTACAACAGATAAATTCAATTGCGAGAGCAACACAATTCGCTTGACTCGTAAGGGCACAGTTGGTGCTGTTTATTTTCATCGGGATCCGTTTTGGATGGACAGTGACAGCTTTAAAGTTGAGCCAAAAGAAATGGTAGATAAGCGGTATTTATTTCATTGGCTGTTGATGAAGCGTGAAGAAATAGAGCGATGTGCAGACGGAGATAACCAACCAGGTTTATCACTAGCTAGATTGTCAAAAATAAAGATCGACGTCCCTGATATGAAATATCAGTTGAAGGTTGTAAAATTGTTGGATGAAATGAGTGCAGATTTGGAATTTTTTATAGACAATATTACACAAACAAAGATGAATCAAAGCAAGATTTTGAGATACTACAATGAAAAAATTGGAACAGCTTTAGAAAGAGAATCAAATGAACAATAAGTTAGATTGTGAAGATTGTAGAAAGTTTTTCTCTTCGAAAGACAAGTTAGATTATGATTGTGTATTCCAAAAATGGCATTTGTAGTGAATGCTTAGTAAAAAGAGTGGAAAAGGGAATAGAATGGTAGTTGACGATAAATGGAATCACGATTGGGCTTTGTATGCAGGAGATAGATTTGTCACAATGGGAACATTATATGAGATAAGCGAATATACTGGTATTAGCTTAGATGCCTTAAAAATGTATTCAAGAAAATGGCACCAAACACATTTCCCAAATCAAAAAGCTTTGATAAGAATAGAAGATGAGGAGTTAAAATGACAGATAACATAAACAACCCAAGCCACTAACAAGGTCGGTTTGGCATGGAATCAATCGATGCTTTAAGAAATTTCATGACACCAGAACAGATGAAAGGCTTTTATCTTGGAAATGCCTTGAAGTATCAATTGCGATTCCAAAAGAAAAACGGTCTTGAAGACCTGAAAAAAGCACGTAAGAACCTTGACTGGTTGATTGAGGAGATGGAACATGAGTGAATACGCATTGTATGAAGGAGACACCTTCGTTACCATGGGCACTCTTGCAGAAATCAGCAAAGAAACAGGAATTGCTGAAAGGATGTTGAAGTATTATACTTTCGCATCAACGCAAAGACGGAACCCGAATGGTAGAATTGTCGTAAAGATTGAGGTGGATGATGAATGATAGGAAACATTTTTCGAAACAAATTAGATTGTGGAGGCTTGGCAAAGGTCTAAAGAAAATTGAGGCTGCTAAAATCTTTGGAGTCACCCCAGAAACTATTTGGTATTGGGAAAGTGGAAAAGCACAACCGCAAGATGGGGATATGTTTGTTATTTGCGAAAAATTAAATCTTGACCCGCGTTTGTTTTTGAGAAAAACGACAAATCCTTTTGCCGAAACTCTAAAAAGAAAGCGACGCGAGTTTGGATTGACTCAAAATGATTTAGCCATTAAACTAGGGTATCGCAGAGATACTATAGCAAAGTGGGAAGCAGGCAGCAACATTTCTAAATGCGCATTGGAAGATATCTGTACTTTCTTTGGAATTGAGATCCAGAAAGGAAATAGAACTCAATGAATAAAAGAATTAGGAAGAAGAGAGCTAAACGTCTACTACAGGAAAAGCAAGCAGAATTAGACAAACAGCTACGGAAATTAAGTCCCGAAGAAATTCAAGCTATAGCTAAAATGATTAACCAGGCAGTTTCTAATATTCGCAAGGCTTTCTCTCAGATACTTGATAACTTGTTTACATTTTTAAAAAACTTGGAGGTGGAAATTGAAAAAATTGAGCGACGAAGACCTCAAAACGTTAGACAGAGAACTTTTCAAATTTCAAAACATTCAACGCACAATAGACTTAAGAAGGCTAGAATTAGAAACCAGAAACCCAGATGCTCAAAGTGGACCTACTGTAGGAATAAGCAAACCTACCGAAACTATCGCAATCAGAATCGCGGATGATCCGACTTTAAAATTTCTTGAAGGATTTAAAGGGATTATTAACAAACTCTTGAGCAATCTAGTGGATGAGGATATGGAAATCTTTAATTTGCGCTGGAGATATCCTCAACTGAGATGGGAAGAAATAGCAGAACAAAAATTCATGAGCAAATCTACAATCTATCGACGGAGAAGGATTATCTTAGAACAGTACGCTATACTGAAAGGTGAGTTGTAAATAAGATTGAGACAAAAGACATCTTGAAGTCTCACGAAAAAAGGTCTATTATGATAGCATGAACTTCTGAAATAAAAACACACATCACACTTTAGGAGTCATCCTTAATTCTAGTCAGAAAAGTTGTCCAACAGAAGTATCGTCAAGAGTCAGCAAATGCTGGCTTTTTGTTTTGGGAAAGGAGGTAGAATATGGAATTTGTATCACCGATAAAAGATAATGACGACATTCAGGCAATGAAAGATTATCTCAGAGAGTGGAATGAGATGTATTATATGCTATTTATTACAGGCCTGAATACTGGTTTGCGAGTCGGAGATATACTTACCTTGAAAGTTAAAGATGTACAAGGTTGGCACATCAAGCTTAGAGAACGGAAGACTGGCAAGCAGATAACAAGACGGATGACGAAAGAACTCAAGAAAGAAATGAGGAGATATGTTGAAGACAAGCCATTTCATCATTTCTTATTCAAGAGTAGGCAAGGTCAGAATAAAGCAATCACTCGTGAGCGAGCCTATCAAATCATACATGAAGCAGCTGAAGAACTTGGCATTGATAATGTTGGCACACATACAATGCGGAAAACGTTCGGCTATAAATATTACAACAAGACAAAGGACGTAGGGACATTACAGAAAATGTTCAATCACTCATCACCTGCAATCACCCTGAGATACATAGGGATAGAACAAGCAGAGCTTGATGATGCTTTACGGAACTTTGTCATTTAATTTTTTAGATATTACTTTCACATAATGAGTTAAGCATAAACTGAAAAAATGAAACTCTTTAAAACCCATGCTTAGTAAGGGTTTGAGATTTAGAGTGAGTTTAACAAAATATAAGATATGTGAAAGTGAGGGATAAAATTGGTATAGTTACAGGAGGTAGAAAATGCTAAAAGAATACCGTGATGATTTTCTTGGAGAAAAGGCCTTCGAGAAATTAAATAAAGATATTGATGCGAATCCTGGCGTTGGCTTTGAAATTGTTGGATATACTCAAACAGCATTTGTAAATGGAATGCATATACCGTTAACAGCCATACTAGTAAAATGGGGTAATTTTTTTAAAGAATCAGAATGAGACAAAAGCCGTCTTGAAGTCTCACAAAAAAAGGTTTATTATGGTAGCATAGATTTCTTGTATGAGATAGGATAGGTCAAGGGCCTGTCCTTTTGTTTCGCAAAGGAGTATATATCATGTACAACAAACCAGTCAGACAGAGCTTGAAGACAAGGAAGTGGTACAAGTTTCGTGACAAGGTCATGAGACAACACGATTACCTTTGCCAAGAAAGTCTAAGATATGGGCAGTCAGTTCCAGCTGAAATGGTTCATCATATTTACCCAGTATCTGAGTATCCAGAACTTGAGTATGTATCTTGGAATTGTTTGCCACTGACCAACCGCAAACATAATACGTTTCATGACCGCAACAACGATAAGATAATCGGAAATGGAATTTATTGGCAGAAGAAAAGAAAAAAAGAATTTTTAAATTTTTTCAAAAACAAAAATGAAAAATGAAAAATTTTTTTATCCCCCCCACTTCAAAAAATTTTTTTCGAAGCCTCTGGGAACCGGTGAAGGGAACTTTTTCCAAGTTGGGGGCCTTCAAACAAAAAGGGGATAAAAACTAAGCATTTTTGACGAGAGGAGGTAGTTTTTGGCTAAACCAATTACAGCGAAGTCGATTAAGTCGAAAGTGGTCAAGCAGATGAAAGATTTGGGCACTTATCGGAAAGAGTTCGAGATGATCATTGATATTTTCGCAGGCATGCTCTATCAGTATCAGAAACTTGCTCAAGATTATGCTGATATGGGTTATCCAGTGACAGATACCTACGTCAACAAAGCTGGTGCAGAGAATGAGCGCAAAGTTCCAATCTTGACAGCGATGGAAATACTCAGGAAAGACATCCTAAGTTACTCTAATCAGCTGATGATGAATCCGAAATCTCTCGGTGAGGTGGTTGAACAAGAAGGAGAGTCACCTTTAGCGGAAGTCTTGAAGTTCAAGAATGAAATCAAGAAGAAGAGAGTGAGTGGAAATGGGTAATCTTGATAAAGCAAAAGAATACGCTCAACACGTCTTAACTCACCAAGAGGAACATTGCGAGGAGAACATTCTTGCTGCTGAACGTTTTTTCCGTGATTTAGAAAATCCAGCATTTGAGATGGATGAGGATATGGTGGATTTTGTTATCCACTTTATCGAGAATGTAGTAGTCCATCAGCAGGGTGATGATATGTTTGCGGTGTCTATCCGTAATAAGCCATTGCTCTTGCAACCCTGGCAACACTTTGTAGTTGTAAATCTGTTTGGGTTTTACTATAAGGGTACGAATGAGCGCAGGTTCAAAGAAGCGCTTATCATGCTTGCTCGGAAGAATGGGAAGACCTCGTTTACTGCTGCAATCGCACTTGCTTATCAGGTACTGGACACGGATAGTGGTTCAAAATGCTACATCGTTGCTAACTCAGTTAAGCAAGCGATGGAAGCTTTTGGCTTTTTAAGATTCAACGTTGAGCGTTGGAATGACAAGAACATTCGTATCAAGGATAATAACCAAGAACACTCTATCACTGCTAATTTTGGTGATGAGGGTTCTTTCTTTATCCAAGCTCTGGCGAATGATGAGAGTCGTTTGGACTCTCTGAACGGTAACGTTATTATCCTAGATGAAGCTCATACTATGCGGAACAGTAAGAAGCATGGTCTTATGAAAAAAACAATGTCAGCATACCGGAACAGTATGCTTTTTGTTATCTCTACAGCTGGGGATATTCCTACTGGGTTCCTTGCTAATCGTTTGAAGTACTGTCAAAAGGTCCTTAAGCAATTAGTCACTGATGATTCATTCTTTATCTTCATTTGCAAGGCTAATCAATCTGCAGATGGGGATGTGGTGGACTATCTGGATGAGAATATTCTCAAGATGGCTAATCCGTCGTGGGGTGTCACTGTTTCGCTCAAGGCTCTCAAGGAAGAAGCAGAGCAGGCCATGAATGATCCTCAGACTAGAAACGAGTTTTTCAATAAGACGTTGAATATCTTTACAAACTCTATGAATGCTTATTTCAATCCTGATGAGTTTATTGCGTCGGATAGTTGCTACGATTGGACTTTAGAAGAGTTGGCACGCTTGCCGATTCGTTGGTATGGTGGTGCGGACTTGTCAAGATTGCACGACTTAACAGCTGCTGCTCTTTATGGTATCTATAATGATGGCGAGAAAGATGTTGATATCTGTATTACACATGCTTTCTTTCCTCGGATTAACGCTCAGAAGAAAGCTAATGATGATGGGATTCCACTTTTTGGTTGGCAGTCGGATGGCTGGCTGACGATGAGCAACACTCCAACGGTTCTCTATGATGATATCGTCAAATGGTTCATCAGCATGCGTGAGCGTGGATTTAAAATCCAAGCTGTGGGAATGGATAGGAAGTTTGGCCGTGAGTTTTTGGCTAAGATGAAAAAGGCTAAGTTCAAGATGATTGACCAGCCTCAGCTATTCTATCTGAAATCTGAGGGGTTCAGACGGATTGAGTTCAAAGTCAAGAACAAGGAATTTTACTATCTTCATTCTGATGCTTATGAATACTGTGTGAGCAATGTTAGAGCGATTGAAAAGGTGGATGATGCTGTGCAATATGAAAAATTAGATGGTGACGGTGGTACTGCAAGGATTGACTTATTTGATGCCAGCGTCTTTGCTTGTATACAGGCTCTTGCTAATTTTGGTAAGGGTAGCAAAAGCTTTTTTGGATAGAAAGGAGGTGAGGGAACATGGGTATTTTTGATAAGATTTGGAAACGAAACAAGCCAAGTAAGCCAATCAACATGCTGAGTCATTCAGATTTAGGATTGTCAAACTTGATGGATTCGTATGTGCCTTTGGCTAGAAATCCAGATGTGGTGACAGCGGTTAATAAGATTGCTGATTTGGTATCTAATATGACCATCCACCTGATGGAGAATACAGATAAAGGTGATATCAGAATCCGTGATGGCCTTGCTAGAAAGATTGACATCAATCCGTGTGAGCACATGACAAGGAAGTCATGGATTTTCAAGATTGTGCGTGATTTGCTTTTATATGGAGATGGCAACTCTGTCCTATATGTGGAATATGATCTTGTTACGGATTATATTTCTAATCTAAGACCATTTCCGATGAGAGAGGTTTCGTTCCAAACAGATAAGGATTCCTATGTAATCTCATTTAGGGGAGAAGAGTATTCCCCTGATGAAGTCGTCCACTTTGTCATCAATCCAGATCCAGATATTCCATACATTGGTACTGGTTTTAGGGTTACGTTGACAGATGTAGTTCAAAGTTTGAACATGGCTACCAAGACTAAAAAAAGTTTTATGAATGGTAGGAACATCCCTAGCTTGATAGTTAAAGTTGATTCTTCAAGTGCAGAGTTAGAATCAGAGGAGGGGCGCGACAGAATTGCTGAAAAATATTTAAAAACTAGTAAGATTGGCGCACCTTGGTTTATTCCAGAAGAATTGCTGGATGTCCAGCAGGTAAAACCGCTTAGTCTAACGGATATCGCTTTAAATGAGTCTGTCGAATTAGATAAAAGAACAGTTGCAGGACTATTAGGAGTACCTGCTTTTATTTTGGGTGTGGGAGAGTTCAACAAGACAGAGTATAACAACTTTGTAAATACGACTGTCATGAGTATCGCCACTACCATAACCCAAACTCTAACAAGAGACTTATTACTGTCCAGCAATCGGTATTTCAAGTTAAATCCTCGCTCACTCTTCTCTTACAACATTACAGAGTTGTCTGCTGTTGCCCAACAAATGACAAACAGTACTGCAATGCGTCGGAATGAGTGGAGAGATTGGCTTGGTATGGCTCCTGATCCTGAGATGGAAGAGTTGATTGTCCTTGAAAACTATATTCCTCAAGAGAAGATAGGAGACCAAAAGAAACTGAAAGGAGGTGAGGAAGAGAATGCAGAAACGGAATAGTTATCGTGCCACTCAATTTCAAACGAGAGAAGAAGATTCTGGCGATTTGATTTTGAGTGGCTACTTTATCAAGTTTGATGAAGAGACGGAATTGTGGCCAGGCTACTGTGAAGTTATCAAGCGTGCTGGAGTTGAGAAAGCTATCACAGACGCTGATATCAGAGCTTTATTCAACCACGATGATAGTCTTGTTCTCGGTCGAACAGGTAACGGAACTCTGACACTGGGTGTTGATGATATTGGTCTTTTTGGAGACATCATCATTAACAAGGATGATCCTCAAGCTGTTGGAGCCTATGCCCGTGTCAAGCGTGGCGATGTTATCGGATGTAGCTTTGGCTTTATCCCGATAAAAATCGAAACAGAGGAACGTGAAGATGGTTCGTATCTTGACACTGTCTTAGAACTAGAAATCTTTGAAGTGAGTCCATGTACTTTCCCAGCCTATCCACAAACGGAAATTGCTGCACGGAAAAAAGACTTTGAAAGTCAAAGCCGTGCTAATCGTGAAGCGCTAGATAAGCGCAAGAAAGAAATTAAGGAGAAATTTAAGCTATGAACAAGACAGTAATTCTTGGCGCTCTTAGAGGCATAAAAGCAGATAAAGTTGCAGGTTTGATTGAATCTATCGAGGAATTGAACAAACGTTCGGTTGTTGAACTAGAGAAGTTGGACCGTGCTGAAACCGAGGAAGAAGTTTCAGCAGTTGAAAAGACTGTAGATGATCTTCAAAAGGAAATTGAAGAAAAAGAAGCTGAAAAAGCGCAGCTAGAAAAAGAAATCGAGGAGTTGGAAAAACAAATCGAGGAGCAAAATCGAAAAGCACCAACTCCAGGTAAAACGGAAAAACGAGGAGGAAAAACATTGGAACAACGTGAAGCATTTAACCACTACCTTCGAACAAAAGAAGTGCGTGCTGATGGTCTCAAATCTGCTGAAGGGGAAGCAATCATTCCTGTTGAATTGATGACACCTAAAGAAGCGAAACAAGACAAGACAGATTTGACTTCATTGGTCAACATCGTTAATGTTAAGAACGCAAGCGGTAAATGGGCAGTTGTTAAATTGACTGACCAAACAATGAACACCGTTGAAGAGTTGGAAGAAAACCCTGAATTGGCTAAACCAACTTTCACAAAAGTGAACTATGAAATCAAGACACGTCGTGGACATTTGCCAGTGTCTCAAGAATTGATTGATGATGCTGACTACGATGTGATGGGATTGGTTGCTAAACAAGCTAAGAACCAAGAACGCATCACTAAGAATAAAGAAATCGCTAAAGTTCTCAAGACCGCTACAGCTAAAAGCGCAGCTGGTTTGGACGGCTTGAAAGATATTCTCAACGTGGAATTGAAACCGTACTACGATGCAACTATTGTATGTACCCAATCTATGTTTGCTGCTCTTGATAAAATCAAGGACAAGGACGGTCGCTACATGCTTCAAACAGACATCACATCTCCAACTGGCTACAAGTTCGCTGGTCGTGTAATCGATGTTTATCCTGATGACATCATTGGAGATGCCAAAGGTGAGATGAAAGCCTTCATCGGTGACGTTGGAGAGTTTGCAACATTGTTTGACCGTGCTCAGACAACTGTCAAATGGCAAGATGATAAAATCTACGGTCAATACCTAGCAACTGCAAACCGTTTCGATGTTAAGAAAGTGGATGAAGCAGCAGGCTTCTATGTAACTTACACTGACGCTGTAGGATAAGGAGGTAGCTGATGACTTATCAAGTAATCCGTCCTTTTAAGGATTTGAGAGACCCTCAACAATATGAATACCAAATCGGGGATACTTATCCCCGAACAGGATATAAGAGCACCAAGACCTTCATTCAAGAGTTGTTAGATGGGTCAAATAGTACAGGATCTATTTTCTTAACTAAAGTCGATGATAACGATGTTTCAGAACCAGACCCTCAAAAATCTGAAGAACCTCAAGAATCTGAAGAACCTCAAGAATCTGAAGAACCTCAAGAATCTGAAGAGGAAGATGAGGAGTAGTTATGGACAATGCTCAATTATTAGAATTACTAAAACTAAAATTGGGTATAGCAACAAAGCTACGTGATAAGCCTTTGGAGAAAATCATCGAAGCTGTCATAACTGAACTGGAAGATAATTTGGGAGTTTCGCTTGAATCAGAAAATGCTGAACACCAAATGTTTGTAGTTGATTTTGCAGCCTTTCGCTATGAAGGTGGTGTGGATATGCCACGCCACCTTTTATGGCGCTTGCATAATTTGAAATTGAGGTAAATCATGGCATGGAACAATGAGATTACATTGATCTCAAGGGTTAAAACAGGATTAGATAAATTGCACCAGCCTCTATTTGAGGAAAAGCGGTTGACTATTTTGTGTCGTAAGCGTTCCATAACTCGTTCTGAATTTTATCAGGCTAGCCAGGTTGGACTTAGACCAAGCCTTATCCTTGATATTCATAGCTTTGAATATAACAACGAGGAAGAGGCGGAATTTAATGGGAAACGGTATCGTATTCTCAAAACATTTCCGATTGGCTTAGAGATTCTGGAGCTGACCTTGATGGAGGAATTGCCATGAGTGTAACAGGTGACCTTTCAGCAGAAATCGCTAAAGCACTGAGTGAGTATTCTAGTGAGTTAGAAGATGAGATTGACGCTATTGCACAAGAGTTAGGTGATGAAGCTGTTGCGACTTTGAAGACGACAAGTCCAAAGAATAAAGGGAAGTATGGGAGAGGATGGCGCCTCAAGAAAAACGCCAAAGGCTCATACGTAATCCATAATGCTACAGGCTATCAATTGACACACCTACTTGAAAATGGCCATGTCTTAAGGAATGGCGGTCGCAGTCGTGCTATCCCTCATATCCAACCTGTAGAAGAAAAGCTAATCAATTCCTTTGAACGGAAAGTGAAGGAGGCTATTCAAAAATGAAATTATCTGACCTTGTCGATATTCTCAGTCAAGCGAATCTACCTATAACCTATCGTGCGTTTGAAACTGGACACGTTCCTCAAACACCTTACCTTATCTACTTTGAATCACATCCAGATATCAAGAGAGCAGATGATGAACAGGAATACCAGATTAAATCTGTGACTGTAGAGCTTATCTTTGAACGTAAAGACGAAGATTTGGAAGAGACCTTGGAAGAGTTATTGTCTAAACATCAACTTGTTTTTGAGGTATCAGAAGAAAGCTATATCCCAACAGAAAGGCTATCTGTCAAGCCTTACACTGTTTATTTGTACTAAGGAGAAGAAGATGACAAAAACAGAAAATAAAGTAACCTTTGGATTGAAAAACGTGCATATCGCACCAATCGAAACTATCAATGGGGAAACAAATGTCATTAGCTACGGGAAAATTTTCCGTTTCCCTGGAGCGATGAACTTGGAGCTAGAACCAAAAGGAGAATCGAAAGCAATTCCAGCCGACGATGTGGACTACCACTTCATGAACTCAAACGAAGGATATGAAGGAAAATTGAAAGTACCGCATATCACGGAAGAGTTCGCGACAAAAATCCTAGGAGAACTCAAGGATGAGCAAACAGGAGTATTGACTGAAAAAGGCGATGCTTCAACTAAACCGTTTGCTATTATGTTTGAATTTTCAGGAGATCAGAACAAGACTCGCTACGTTCTCTACTACTGCTCTGCTAGTCGTCCATCGAACGGCTCTGCTACTAAGAGCGGAACAACTGTCAACGAGCGTGAACTTAGCTTCAAAGCTTCACCACGTCCGCTTGATAGCGTCGTGAAACGTTCGATTACGTCAGCTGACAAGAAAGAAGTGTATGACGCTTGGTTTACTAGCGTCTATGAGCCAACATCTATAGGGTAAGGAGTAAAGAATGCGTCGAAGTATTACAATCAGCAATAAGCGTTATGAGCTTGCATCAAATGCCCTTACTCCAGTCACTTACAAGAACGAGTTTGGGCAGGATTTTTTCAAAGAACTTTTCAAGATTTCGAAAAATAAGCAATTGGCAGCTCAATTGAAGCAATTAGAAAAAGGGAATGATTTGGTAGCGAAAAGCGTCGATTTCTCTCTTTTAGAAGATTTTGATATTACCTTTTTCTATCGTCTATTTTGGGTATTCGCTAAATATGGCAATCCAAAAATTAAACCGTTTGATGATTTCTTCATGGATATAGAAGAATTTCCTCTTGACGAAGTTTGTCCGCTAATGATGGAAATGTTAAACGCGGTGCTGCAAACAAAAAAGAAACAGATACATCAGAAACAGCAAGCGAAGAAGCATTCACGGTAGAATCCTATCTATCTTGTTGCAAGGAAACTGGCTTATCTATCGATGATCTCAAGCACATTTCTATTGGAATGGCTTTAGATTATCAGACAGATTATGTCAATTTGCGTAGCGAAAATAAAACGGGTAGTCGGAAGGCTACCCAAGCTGATTTTGATGCATTTTAGAGAAAAAGCGAGTGCTGAGAGAGCGATTGTGAGGACAAGTTCATTGAGTTGGCTAGTGTTCTGTTCATAGAAACACTCTCAGCGCTCCTTATTTTTTAAGGAAAGGAGGAAATATGGCAGGAAATATCAAAGGGATAAAAATTGAAATTGATGGCGATACCCAGCCCTTACAAAAAGCGTTAAAAGGTGTCAATCAAGAGTCTGCTAACGCAACCAAAGAGCTGAAACAAATTGATAATGCTTTAAAGTTTGATACTGGGAATGTTACCTTACTAACCCAAAAACAAGAAGTCTTACAGAAGCAAGTTGGAACCACTCGGGAAAAACTAGAAACTTTAAGACAAGCACAGTCTCAAGTTGAGGAGCAGTTCAAAAAAGGAGATATTGGTGCCGATCAGTATCGTGCTTTCCAGCGTGAAGTAGAAGTGACTCAAAATGTCCTAAAAGGATATGAGGGAAAACTAGTTAGCGTCAACCAGGCCCTTGAAGGCAACGGGAATGCAACCAAGAATAACCAAACCCAACTAAAAGAATTGCAGAATGAGCAAAAACTACTTGCTAGCGAATCTGAAAAAGTAGTTAGTTCGTTTAAGCTACAAGAAAGTCAGATGGGTGCCAACGCTAGTGAAGCTGACAAGTTGGCATTGGCTGAAAAGAAGATTGGTGCACAGTCCGAAATTGTTACTCGTCAAATTGAAAACCTTGAAAAGCAGTTAGAAATCACTAAAAAAGAATATGGCGAAAACTCAGCCGAAGCTAACAAGATGGAAGCAGAGCTGAATCAAGCTAAGACCGCTTACGCTAATCTTGGTCAGGAAATGGAAAAATTAGCCAGCAGTGGGAAACAAGCTGGAGATAGCCTGAGTGAGACTAACAACCTCTTAAAAGCTGAGTTACTAAACCAATTTTCTGAGAAGTTATCTGATATTAGTCAAAAACTAGTTGACTTTGGGAAAAATGCTCTGGAAGCCTTTCGTCAAGTAGACGAAGGAATGGACATCATTGTTACTAAAACAGGTGCTGGAGGAGAAGCTCTGCAAGGGATGCAGGATGTTGCGAACGAAATCGCTACATCATTACCAACAGATTTCTCAACAGTAGGGAATGCGGTCGGAGAAGTTAACACTCAGTTTCAATTGACAGGCGAAGCGCTCAAGGGTGCGTCAGAGGATATTATCAAATTCTCGGAAATTAACGGTTCTGATGTCACAAATTCGACTATTCAGTCGAAACAGGCATTGGAAGCGTATGGAATGACTGTTGATGACTTATCAAAAGTCTTAGATTCGACTACATTCGTCGCTCAAGCTACGGGTGTTTCAGTTGATGACTTGATGAAAAAAGCAACAGACGGCGCTCCTCAAATCAAATTGTTGGGGCTTAGTTTTGAAGAAGCTGTCACACTTGTTGGTCAATTAGAGCAACATGGTGTCGATTCATCTGCTGCTTTATCAGGATTGACGAAAGCGGCAGGCGTGTATGCTAAACAAGGCAAGAGCATGAACGAGGGCCTCAAACAAACAATAGACTCCATCAAGAACAGCAAGAGTGAGACAGAAGCGTTAAGTATTGCTATGGAGATTTTTGGGGCTAAAAAAGCGCCACAAATGGTTGATGCTATCAAACGCGGAGCGTTAAGTTTTGAAGATTTAGGGAAAACAGCCCAAGAATCTGCTGGTTTAGTTTCAAACACATATGAAGCCACCTTAGACCCAATTGACAAATTCCAGACCGCTCAAAATTCAGTTACTTTGGCTATGTCAGAGTTGGGTGCTGCAATTGCTGAAGTACTGGCACCAGTATTTGAAATGCTGGGGAATATTGTAAAGCAAGTAGCCGAATGGTTCAGTGGCTTACCTGGTCCGATTAAAGAATTTGTTGTCATTTTAGGGACAGTTGTTACTGTTGTTGGTATCTTAGCACCGATATTCCTAACCCTACAAGCAGCTGCAACCGCCCTTGAGGTGTCAATAGGAGGCATGATTGCCGCAGCGTTACCAATCATTGCTACAGCAGCTGCAATAGCGGCCGCAGTTGCAGCGGTCGTTGTCATCTTAAAATACTTATGGGAAACGAACGAAGGTTTTCGCAATGCAGTGACAGCTGTTTGGGAAGCTATTTCATCTGTCATCAATACAGTTGTCAGTGAAATTTCAAATTTCATCATGAGTATTTTTGGAACGGTTGTAACTTGGTGGACTGAAAACCAAGAGCTAATCCGTTCTATTACGGACGCAGTCTGGACTGGCATTTCCGCTATCATCAGTGCTGCTATGACGGTTCTAGGTCCTCTTATAGAGGGAGCATGGAACAACATTCAGATTATCACTTCTACAGTTTGGGAAGTGATTAAAACGGTAGTTGAAACAGCTATCAACGTTGTTTTGGGTGTTATCAAGGCAGTGATGCAGATCCTTACTGGCGACTGGTCGGGCGCTTGGGAAACCATTAAGAGCGTTGGAGAAACAATCTGGAATGGGATTGCAAGCGTCATTGGGACTATTTTTAATGGCATAGCGCAGGTATTGTCCAACATCTGGAACACTATCTCAACGGTTGCTTCAAATGTTTGGAACGGCATCAAGTCCACTCTTTCAGGAATATTTGATGGTATCTCAAGCTCAGTCTCAAGTGTCTTTAATGGCATAAGAGATACGATTAGCAATATCTGGAATAGTATTCAATCAACCGCAAGCAGTATTTGGAATGGTATTAAAGATACAATCGGTAATGCCATTAACGGTGCTAAGGATTTAGTCGGTAGTGCAATCGAAGCTATTAAGGGATTCTTTAATTTTGAATTTAGATGGCCTCACATTCCTCTACCACACTTTAGTATCACAGGCTCTCTCAACCCAATTGACTGGTTGAGTAATGGGTTGCCAAGCGTTGGCGTAGAGTGGTATGCCAAGGGCGGTATCTTAACCAAGCCGACTGTTTTCGGTTCAAACGGAAATAGCTTGATGGTTGGCGGAGAAGCTGGAAATGAAGCTGTCTTACCACTAAACGAACGCACCTTGGGAGCTATCGGTCGTGGAATTGCTCAAACAATGGGAGGTATGTCTCCTGTTATTAATGTCAGCATTAGTGGAAACAATATCAGTGAAGAGATGGATATTAATCGCATTGCTGACGTTGTCGCTCAAAAGATTGCGGATGAACTGCAACGGCAAACACAACTTAGAGGAGGAATCGCATGATCAAACATAATGAATTGGTGATTGATGGCGTAGCAACCTCCTCTTTTCCTTTTGACGTCATTGTAGAAGAAGCACCATCCATCGTGATTGCCAATAGTAAGACGAAACTATGGGAGCATGATGGGATTAGCGGAGCCATCCTGCAAACCAATCATCATAGAGGGATGGTTGAGAAATCCTACACACTTCACTTAGTAAAGCCAAAGGAAGAAGACTTGAACCGTTTCTTGGCCCTCTTTGCCAGGGAGAACTTTTGGCTTGAAAGTGAACGTGTCAAAACAACCAAGATGTGGTGTTACAAGGTAAAGATTTCCGAGGCTATTAGAAATCGTGCAGGGTATTATGCACTTAAAGTCACGTTTGAGTGTCACCCTACCAAATTTTTTAAAGTCACGGACAATCAAACCTTTTTAAGAAGTGGAACTTTAAGAACCAAAGGCTCTGCTTTGGCTTTTCCGGCAATTACCTTGACTGGTCAGAGTACGACTGAGGTTAGTTTCACAGTAGATAGGCAGGTCATTCGCTTAGAAAGACTTTCTGGAAGAGCCATCATGATAAATAACCCTAACAATCCTAGTTTCTTGGACGGAACAGGTTCCAGAATTAAGTGGACAGGGGATTTTATCACGCTTGACCCAATCAAGAAACAAGATGTTGGGATTGTCTTAGGTGCTGGCATTAGTTCCATGACGATTGAGACAGTCTGGGGGTGGGCATAATGTTATATTTGCTTGAAAGTGATACTCGTAACGTTAAATGGAACGGTATTCCACTGCATGAAGCAACTTCGGCAGTCATAAAAGAACAAATGAACGGGGATTTTATCCTTACTGTTCGCTACCCTATCACTGACTCTGAGATTTATCAGCTTTTCCGTGAGGATATGTTGATAAAGGCGCCAGCGCCTGTGATTGGACCTCAGCTGTTCCGTATCAAAAAGCCAGTAGAGAATGATGATCATTTAGAAATCACTGCTTACCATATCACTGATGACGTCATGCAGCGGTCTATCAATCCTTTGTCTGTCAATAAGCAGAGTTGCTGGCAGGCTCTTTCTCAATTGGTACAAGTTGCTAAGTCTCCTATCAATGATTTTTCATTTACCAGTGATATCACAGACAGGAGAACCATCAACACAAAAGAGGTAGAAACACTCTACAGTGTGTTAATGGATGGCGCTCACTCAATTGTGGGAACATGGGAAGGAGAGATGGTTCGGGATAATTTCGCTATCTCAATTAAGCGAAATCGAGGAGAGGACAGAGGTGTTATCATCTCTACCCACAAAAACCTTAAATCTTATCAACGAACCAAAAACTCACAAAATGTTGTCACTCGGATTCACGCTAAATCTACATTTAAGGCAGAGGGCGCCAAGGAAGATACAACGATTGCTATAACAGTTGATAGTCCCTTAATTGGTGCTTACCCGTATATCAACGAAAGAAGTTATAGCAATAACAACATTCAGACTGTTGAGGAGTTGACAAAGTGGGCTAGTGCTAAATTTACTAACGAACACATAGATAAGGCTACAGATGCCATCAAGATTGAAGCCTATGAACTTGATGGGCAAACTGTCCATATGGGAGATACAGTCAACCTGAAAAGCTATAAGCACAATGTGGACGTTTATAAGAAAGCAATTGCCTATGAGTATGACTGTTTAGCAAACAATGGACAGGGAGCTTATCTAACCATTACCTTTGATGACAAAGTGAAATCAGGAGGGAATGGTGGCGGTGTTTCAGCAGTAGCCAATGCGATTTTGGACAAGCAAGAAACACAATTTGACATTATGCTGGAGCGTGCGATCGCCAACGCTGACCGTGCTTTTGACGCTGAATTTGCCAAGCGTGAGAAAGATATTACGGACGGTATCGAACTGGCCAAAGCCAGAGCCGAAGAAGTCAAGCAAGAACTCTCTGATACTATCAATCAGCGTTTCAACAGCTTTGACAACGGCCCATTACAAGAAGTCAAGCGCAGGGCTGAAGAAGCCTTGAGAAACGCTGGCGCAAGTAGCTTACTCGCTCAGGAAGCTAAGCGGATTGGATTGGATTCTGTTGCCAAACTTGAAGAATTCAAAAGACAGGCTACGAGCGCTCAGACGACTTTGTCAGGCGCTATAGATGCCCTGAAACAGACTATCGCGAACGATATTCGACCGAAGCAGGCACAGGCTGAAGTTGAGATTGCCAAGCAAGTTGAAGCACTGATCCAGACAAAAAATGAACTGGCTGGTGTGAAGTCAGCACAAGCGACGTATGAGGAGACAACGACTCGCAAACTGGCAGAGCTGATCAATTTGGCCAATGGTAAAGCCAGCAAGTCAGAACTCACACAGACAGCTGAGGAGCTGGCTAGTAAGATAGCGAGTGTTAAAGTCGGTGGTAGAAATTACTATCGAGACTCTGAGAAGATTCGCACAAGTACGCGTTTCTTTTCGTTTCCTTTGCATCCATATCTTTCACAAGAAAATGTCGGGGAAATTTGGACTCTATCGTTTGATCTAAAAATCAACGACGGTGGTGAGATTCGTCCTCTACATTTTTATCATTATCAAACAAATCGATTTGGGATAAAGGCTAGCGGTGACATTACCCCTTCAAAAGAATGGCAACGGTTCACGTTTACAGGCTCGGTTATCTTCCCGAACGACGATCCTCGTTATGCAAGAGGCGAGATGGCCTTGTATGATTACGGTGGAAATAATAGCTATTCGGTTCGCAGGATTAAACTTGAAAAAGGGACTCTAGCGACTGACTGGAGCCCAGCAATCGAAGACACTGATAGTCAGATTTCAGCCGTTGAATCCAATTTCAAACAGCGCGCTGATGCGCTTGATGCTGGTGTGAGGCGTTTGACTGAAGGACTGAGAACCAAGGCGGATATCAGCACACTCAATGTGACTGCTGAGAATATTAGGCAGTCTGTGAAGAGTCTTGAGACAGATACGCAGAACAAGCTAAAACAGAAGTTAAGCCTAGCTGAATTTGAGGTGCGAGCTGGTTCTATTCGTCAGGAAATCCTGAACTCAACCAAGGACAAGGCAGATAAGACCTTAGTTGTAACTGAAGCTGGGAAATTGCGAGAAGAATTTTCAAACTTACGGGTCGGAGGCCGAAACTACTATCGAGATTCTGAGAAGATTCGCACAAGTACGCGTTTCTTTTCGTTTCCTCTACATCTATACCTTTCACAGGAAAATATAGGTGAAACATGGACCCTCTCGTTTGATTTAAAAATTAATGAAGGTGGCGAGATTCGCCCTCTACATTTTTATCATTATCAAACGAATCGCTTCGGTCTGAAAGTTAGTGCAGACATTACCCCTTCAAAAGACTGGCAACGGTTCACATTCACAGGACCAGTTATCTTCCCAAACGATGATCTTCGTTATTCGAGGGGAGAAATGGCCTTGTATGACTACGTTGGAAACAATAGCTATTCCGTGCGTAGGATTAAATTCGAAAAAGGCACTCTAGCGACAGACTGGAGCCCAGCTCTCGAAGACACTGATGGCCTCATCACTGAAGCTAAGGCTACCTTTGAGCGAACAGCTCAGGGTTTGCGGACTGACTTATCAGCTATTCAGGAATATGTCAATCAAGACGGTCAGCGACAAGAAGCTCTACAGCGTTATACTCGTGAGGAAAGTGCAAAACAAGCGACGGCTGTACGTGAGCTGGTAACGAAGGACTATGTAGGCAAGGCCACTTATCAGGAAACTGTAAGAGCTATTGAGAACAAGTTTGAAGCTATCACCAATCCACAAAATGGCTCAATTGCTACTCAGATTGCTAACTACAAAACAGCAGTAGATGGTAGATTTGCAGCTATCACCTCATTGATTGCTGGTAAGGCTAATCAGACAGACTTTCAGCGAGTCAAGGAAACCAGTCAACTCTATGAGCGTATCATTGGTAGCAATGAAAATGACATCTCTAACAAGGTCGCACGTATGGCCATGACCAATCAGCTATTCCAGGTTGAAGTTGGGAAGGCCTTTGCGGAACATCAGAATTTATTCTTAACCTCAACGCTCACTAAAGGATTTTTAGGGAATAATGGAATCATTAGCGTAGCGAATGCTACACAAA